TTTCCAGATTTGATTTTACCAGTCATCCCGAAACCGCTGGTTGTCATAACCGGGACAGGTACAGGCTCTGGTAATATAACAGGTTCTGCGCCAGTTTTGTAGGCTATGCAGCGGTCCGCTGATTCGCAGCGGCGCGGGAAGGGACAGTTTTCACAAATTTCCATTTTATTTTCTCTTTGCTAGTTCAGTTAAGAAAAAGTCTGCTTCATTAAGCATCTGATCATCAATTCGTTGTGTTGGCATAGCTCTTTCAATAGCCGTCTTAACCATTTCTGGGGTGTAGCTTATTGTGTTTCCGGGTATGCGATTAAAGTTTCCTACCGCGTCCATATATCCCTTTTGGTCAACATAATCTCGGAACAAAATCGAAGTTGGCAGCATCTGATCAAGCCCGCCCAAATAATCACCGCCAACATAACCAGTGAATGTTCTGTGAGGTAGCAAAAGACCCTCCTCACCACGCTGGCCAGTAAACCGGCCTACAGTTGCGCCGCCAAAATACTGAGGCTCGGTGAGCAAAGACGAATCTGTTGCCGCAATTCGTGCTTCCATAACGCTAGGGCCACCGGCGTTTTGAACCGTTGCGCTGTCGAATTTTTTGACAAGGTCTGCGCGCTTTGTGCCGGTTATATCTTCGAACAAATACTTCGGCAGGTCTGGTGAATTTATGCCCGGCCACTGCGGGTCACCTTCTTTGCCTTTTCTCATATGCTCATCAATCTTCTGAGCGTCTGCTTTAGATATTTTTGAGTATGGCAACATACTCAGTATTTTTTCAAAAACGTGTGTTGAGAAATCTATGCCCTTTGGGGCCATTGTCATCTGAACAACTAACGGGTCACGCCCGCCCAACTCCTGCCTAACTCTGTCAGCGCGGTTTGCAATTTTAGTTGCGATTGACGGCAGACTTGCAACCAACTGAGGCTGCTGCTGCCTCATAAATCCAATACCGCCCTGTGTCGGGTCGCCTAGCAGGCCCTGCATAGCCCCTACTTCAGGGGTCAGTTCGTTTGTGGATGCCCTGTCCCAATAGACTGGCAGATAAGTTTCGCCTAAATTTGCCTGCAAAAAGTTCATAGTGGGCTGCACGTTTGACGGCATCAGACCTTCGACTTCTTGCCTTACAACGGGAACGTCCGTTGCTCTTTCAAAGTTTTCGCTGGCGCGGCCATACAAGTTTCCTTTGGTAGGCTGGCGAGGGTCAATCGGTCTGTTGATGTCATAGGTGGCCGCCTCCTCTACATCCTTTAGAAGTGCTGCTTTCCTGTCTCTTGTAATCCCCCCACCTGCGCCCAGCATTGCCTGACCAGATTCAGCCGCTGCTACTCTTGTAGGTGCGCCGACTAATAAACCGCCGCCTGTTACATTCGAAGCAAAATTAAACGCCTCCTCATTTGGGTCGCCTAACTCGCCGCGCAGGGCGCGGCCGGGAGCAGTAAAAGCACGTCCAATATCAATCATCATCTGAGACGGATTAAAAACAGGTCTACCATTAATGACGTTAATGAACGGCAAAATATTGCCGCGTTTTGATGCCAGCAAACTCTGCTCGTAATCATCGAGCATTGCATCCATCATCACATCATCAGGCGTTGCGAGTAGTCCGTCCATTTCTCTTTTTCCCGCTGGCGGTTGTTGACCACTTGACCCGCTTTGGCCCGGTCTTTTTCTTAGCTTCCTTTTTGCTGATCTTGCTGGCAACGGCCTTAGGACGGCAGGCCGGGTAAGCCCGTTTCTCGCCCTTCTGACGGCCACAGGGTTTGCCCGTCTTCACGTCAACCCACTGCTCACCAAACCATTTACCCAGACCAGCTTGTGCAGGCATTACGCTTTCCTTACACGATTATCCGCGCCGCCCCACTTGCCGCCGCGTTCTTTGTACCACTTCGCAGCATAGGCATTGGCATAAGCGGATGGGTACACTTTGTACTTCCGCTTTGCCGCAGCCTTAGCGCGGGCCCACAGGCCCGGGTCCTTCGGTTTACTTGCCGCCACAGTAGCGGCCAGTCTTTGTGTTGTTTGAGCCTTTTTTACCTTTGTTCATCAGCCTATCCTTAAATTGCCGTTATCCATAGAACACTTACTTGCCATCTTAGCAGATTTATGCACAGCAAAAAAGTTCCCGCCAAATGGGTATGTTTCGTACCCCCAGCCGGACAGCAAGTCCTGCATCTTCTGCTTGTCAATCTTGATGTTTTCTATAAGCAGGTGCGGGGTATGCCGCTGTATTGTTTCGGCTGCACCGTGCACCGCTTCAAACTCCATACCCTCCACGTCAATCTTGATAAAGTCCACGCGGTTCAGGTTCATGCTGTCAATGGACACCTGCTCAGTCTTCACCGTGTCTGTGAGCTTCTGGCCGATATCCTCGCTGTGCTCATGCTGCTTCAGTTCCATAGAGCCGAATGTTGACGGCTTGAAATAGTTCGGCTTCGGGATATCGAGCACCCCCGGCGCGTCACCAACCGCTGCATTGTACGCGTTCACGTTGAAGCAGTTGTTGATAGCGATATTGCCGCAAAGGGCGTAGTACACGCTCTCCTGCGCCTCAAAGGATATGACGTGCCCGTTAGTGTGCAGGAACTTTGCCCATTCGACAGTGTGCACACCTATGTTGGCACCACAGTCAATTGCTACAACGCCCTCGCCACGGTCCTCTAAACATTGCCCCAAATTGAACTTTGCGAAGTCCATCTCTTCCATATCGTACTGGCCGGTGGTGAGAAGCTGCCATCCGACACCGTAGCCGTTCACATCGTCCAGCATACGATAATCGAAGCGGTTCACAATCATTGTGCCGTGGTCAGTGCTGACCAGAGTATACGCCTGTGGTCTCACGAACCCTTTACCCACTTGCTAGAACTGGACCGGGTTTTGCTGGGGCTCCACTTGACGCGGTTGGCCCAATAAGCTGCGGACATTTTCCCTTTTGCAATGTTTTTGGCGTGGCGCGATTTAAACGCATCACGCTGCCCGGCAGTCTGATTTGTTTTGACGCCCTGCTGGCCAAAACGGATCAGCTTTGTCTTGTCGCCCTCTTTGGCCACAACAACGTGCGACTTTGTCGGGTGGTTGGGGGTTGCTTTCGGCTTGTTGTAACCAGAAACGCCAGCCCGTGTCAGCTTAGGGTCTTTAGGGGCCCTCGGTGCCATCAGTTGTCTCCCATAGCATACTGTCTCGGAACTCGTAATATTCCTCAGGAGTGTAGCCCGCACGGTGAGCCCACATTGCGCTCATGTGCAGCAGAGCCGTCATAATCTCCTCAGGCGAGGAATCAACAACGTGAAACAGCCCCTGCACGTTCAGTTCCATAATCTCGACAAGTGATTCGAGGCGGTCCGTCTGCCGAATCACCTGCTCCACATTGTCGTAATGGACCTCAATTTGTAGCTCTTTGCCGGGGAAATCTATCACGTTTGTCACGAAAAACTCCTGATTTTCCTGCTCAGTATAGCCATTTGAAAAAAAATGCACAACAGATGCGTTTTTTTCTTTACTTACATTTATAACTTAGCTTATACTTATACTATAGAGAAGTCAGGAGGACGAAATGAAAATCAAAGTTGAAACCACCCTGCATCTGTCAGAACACGATATTGCCAGCGTCAAGCTCTACATGGAAGACCTCGGCGTCACTGACGAAACAGTGCGGGAATTTGTGAAGTCATTGGCCGCGTCATACGCTGGCTATGCTGTTGAACAGGCTGTCAGTAACTGCGGCGAACTTGTGGAGTAAGCAATGGCACAGAAAACGCTTGATAAACTGAAGGCTGTCTGTGATGAGCATGACTTAGAAATGGACGCTCACTACTGGCATTTAGATGGCTGGTCGATTGCTTTCTATGCGCCAGACAATATGTTCTGGAACTCAATGGATGGCGTGTCAGTTGTCTATAACCACGATAACATACGGCTCGCTATGCGATTTTTAAAAGGTGAAATTGCGGAAGGTTTCAGGCCAATAGGGTCAGATGACTTGCATTAATCAAACAATCCAGTTCGTTTTGGGGCGGGGACTGCTGTTTCCGCCCCATCTCTTTGTGTAGCCCATAGCAGAGGCACCCTGCTGGGCAAAGGTCAGCACAAACGCGTCCGCCACATCCGGGCTACGCTGGCCCCGCTTTTTCATCTCGTCCTTGCTCTCAACCTTTAGCTTGCCGGTGGACAGGTACTTATACCTAATCCCGGTCACCTCCTGAATCAGCGTGTCGTCATCTGGTATCTGACAGTCCCGCGCCTCGAACCACTCCCGCGCTGACCAGAACAACTCATCGCGCAGCCGCCCGAACCTCTCTTTGAGGCTGGCGGTCTCTGATACCGATATCGCCACCGCTGGCAGGTCAAGCTCCCGGAGGCGGTCAGCCAAACCGGCACCCAGCCCAATAGCGTCAATGTAAATCGCCTGCGGCCTGCTGCTGTAATTGCAAGCCTCAAACTCGGTGAGCACAATCCCGGCTAGTTCCATAAGGTCCTTGTTCTGCCACGTCTTGATCGGCTCTATGAGGACGTTGCCTTGCCTTTTCGCCAGCGCAGACCTGTCACCACCGAACCGGGCCACGTCCAACCCCCAGATGACCGGGGTGGTCGGTGAGGCCGTCACATCACGCCGGGTGGCCTCTTCCACAATGTAAAGCGGCACCAGTACGTCATCAGACTGCGTGGGGAACTCACCCAGCACCCGGACCCGGTACACGTTGCTGTCCTCCCCGTACTTCTCCGCCATGCCCTGCAAGAAACCCTCAGAGACATATTCCCCGACATGACAGGACACGGTGATGTTGTGCCACATATGCCGCATACTGTGGAAGCTCTCATAAAAGAACCCGTCAGACCGGGTCGGGTTCCCGCACATGACCGTCTTCGCGCCCTCAGTAGACAGGGCACCCTCAGCTACCTGAAACACCACATCCGGCACACCAGATGCCTCCTCAACCAGAAACAGCATATTCTCGCTGTGAAAGCCCTGCAAAGCCTCCGGGTTTTCCTTCCGGCTCGTTCTGGCCACACAGAAGCTGTCACTGGCCCCCTTTAGGCTGATCTTGTCTGACTTAAACTCCAGCAGGTTCTTGAAGCCCTCTGGCAGCTTTCTGGCCCACTTATCGATCTCTGACCAAAGCACGTCTGACAACTGGTGGGCCGTGTTGGCTGTAATGGCAACCTTGCACGGGTAATGGCTGAGCAGCCACCACAAGACCAACCAACTCTGAAACGCCGTCTTGCCGACACCGTGACCGGACTTAATACTGACCCGGTCATGCTTTGCAATCGCCCTCAACGCGTCCGCCTGCCACTGCTGCGGGGTCGCCCCAATAATGTTTTCTACAAAAAACACCGGGTCGTCATGAATCTTAACGAGCAGGTCAGTTGTAAAGTCCTGAGATGGCACTGCGCGCCTCCTGTACTGGATGGGACCAATCAAACGGCTTTGTCTGCCGGTAATGCTTCATATTGCTGTAAAGGGGTGTTTCCTCAGTGTAGGGGTGCCACCGCCAGCACATATCATACCTGTGCAGGCAAACTGTCGGAACCCCCAGACCACCAGCTAAATGCGCCAGTGCCGTGTCCACTGTCACCACCAAATCCAGATTCATCAGCAGCCCAGCCATCTCCGCAAAGTCACCTATCTGCGCTGAGAAGTCCTGACTGCCCGGCAGGCCCAACTCCCGCGTCAGGTTCACCCAATCCACCTCAAGCCCGTCCATAAGCCCCACAGCCTCACTAATCGTCATGCTGCGCCGCTTATCAATAATAAACGCGTGGCGGTCATTCGTCCTGCTGCTACCTGACCAGCAAAACCCAACCTTAGGCTTGCTACCAGCACGCAGAGCCTGCTTAAACCGCTCAACCTGCTCAGGAGGGGCTACAAAGTACGGCCTGCCGTCCATCTGGTGCCACTTCCGCCCGAACATCCTGATCATGTCCATAGTCCACAAATGGTGCGTAAATTCCTCAGGGTCACCGTCCCGGTGCACCTTACACAGCCCAGACGCCTCCAGAAGCCCATACAACGCCGTGGGGGCCACCAGCGTAACATCAGCACCCATTTTCGCCAGCTTAGGGAACCAGCGGGCGCACATCAGCGTATCACCCAGCCCCTGCTCCTGCCGGATAATCACCTTATGCTTCCCGCCCACATACAACGGCAGCGGACTGTCATCGCGGTGGAACACCTCTTTGCGGAACTCGTAGTTCGCAGGCCCGATATCAAACCGCCCGTTCTGGAACTGCGCCATACCCAGCGTGTGACGTGTTGCCGGGTGGTCAGGCATAATCTGGTCCGCCTTCTCAGCATACCGCAACGCTTCCTCAAACCGGCCCGTCTCAAGGCACAAAATAGCATAATTATGATTAACCTGATGATTGTCCGGGGCAATGCTCAGAGCACGGGACAGCATCTCCTGCGCCCCGTCCGTCCGCAGCGTCTCCCGGAGATAGTTCGCCAGATTTGCCAAAAGGGGGACACAGTCCGGGTCCATAGCAAGCCCGCCGTAAAAAACACGCTCGGCAAAATCGAATTTTTCGAGCCGGTAGAGGGACATTGCCAACAGGTTGGCCACAAGGGGGTGCTCACTGATATCCAGCACCTGTGTGCTCAGTTTTGCGGCGCGCTCATAGTCCTGCGAATCATAGGCGGACTTTGCGTTTTGGAAAATTTGGTCGGGGGAGGTGGGGTCTGAGAAAATCATGGGGGGCCTGTGTGGTTATGTTTTTGTCATAGCTGCCCCCGCGCATATTTGAAGGGGGGGGTATCGGCGGATATCCAGAGTTTGTCGCATAATGTCCATTATGTAATTGGTATACCCTGCAATATCAGTGACTTAGCTATGTCATAATATCTGCTCTGCAATATGGTCGCATACTGGACACTAATCTGACCCTTGTTGCGAATCATTCTCAGCTTTCGCGGGCGCGGGCGTGGCGGTGTAGGTGTTTTCCCCCTCACTCACCACATCTATAACCTCCGCCCCCTCCAGTTTCGCTTGCTCTACCCGTGCTGCAACGCGCTTCAGTTCATCCACAAAGCTCGTCTTGTGCTCCACTTCCAGCTTCTGGTTATCGCCATACAGCCTCGGGAAGAACTTCGCCATGCGCCACTTCTGCGTATCTATCTCTAGCCTGCCAGCCTGATAGTCCATCTTACCTTCGCGCACATCCTTGAGCACCTCGTCTATTCTGTCGTCAATGGCTGTAGCCCTTGCCTCAATCGCCTGATTGTAGCGCGCCTGCACATCCTGATGCCGGTTCTTTAGCTGATAGAACGCCTCATAGCTGGGCATATCGCTGTCCTTACCAACCGCTCTGGCTGACCTGCCATCAATAGCAATCCGCCTCAGGTACTCTGCCAGCACGTCCTCTGTGAACTTTTTCTTGCTCATAAAAGCCTCCTAATTCGCTTATAACCTAAACAAGTGAAGGTTGGCAAGTTAGCTGTTGACTAACTCTATATATTAGCTTACGGTTATAATATGATGAGCAAAGGAGGAATAAATGCAGACATCATATACAAAAGCACTTTGGTTCGGCGGCACAGACAAAACTGGCCTGCCGGTTTACATTCACGGCGAATACAAGGACCGCGCTGGCGGTGACTGGTTACGGGCTAACAAGGGCGCTGCGCCTAGCCGGTACACTTTCGGCGTAAAGCGTCAAGACATCGTTTGGCTTGCAGACTGAGGAGGAACGCATGAAGATGATTATTAACGATATTCAGGAACGCCGCTCAGGCTACTACGGCGTGGACCTGACCATAGACGGTGTGGAATATAGGGCCACTTATACTTCACCCGAAAAATTACCCGGCTATGAGGATGAGGAACGCTTCTCTTGCTGGAAAAAATCCACCGAGCGGTACCTCAAGGCTCCCTTAAAGCTGAGCATGGTACGCTCATTTGTCCGTGACACAATCAGAGAAATGGAGGCATAAATGAAAATCCAACAAAACTCACTGGGCCGCTTGAAGGAATACATCGTAACCGGCAAGGAACGCGAACCCATCGCACTGTTCGAGAAACGCATCTTTGGCGAGTACCCGCGCTGGGGCTACGGCACCATGTCTTCCGGCATCCGCTGGAACGAGCCAGACGGATACTGGTCTGTCAGGATAACCCATTCCAAATCATGCGATTAAGGAGGCGTAAATGAAAAATTTAAAAGACAGCCCGATGCTTGAAGATAACCGCTTCAGTCTGGATGAGGCCCGCAGAAAGTATGCTGGAATATTGCAGGTCGAAATGACCCGATACGTTCAGATAGTGGACCACGTCCTGAAATATGAAGAAACAGACAAAAAATTCTAATGAGACAGGGAGGCTTCGGCCTCCCTTTTTCATATCGGCTTTGGTAGCCCATTCCCCAGCTTCAACCACGCATCATCACTCTGGTCCGACAACAGGAACGTCTCAACGTCATCCAGTATCGGCTGGAAGCTGAACCCCTCCTTCTTGTACTTCTCCCACAACCTGTCAGCCAGTGTATGAGCAAACGCCTTCTGTTTGTCGCTCAGGGTCCGTTCACGCTTTCTGGTCGCCTGATAGCGTTTTTCGCTACTAGTTATAAGGGTTAAATTATTATAAGGGTTAGTGTGTCTCTCTGACACCCCAAATGACTGTTTTGAGGTGTCACTGTGACACGTCTCACTCTGACACCCATACGTCATGACGATTATATCCGTCTTGTTAAACCGCTTCTGACGGGTCACTACGCCCTTCTCTTCAAGCTGCTTTAGCTTCCTTAAGGCAGTAGACCGGGAGCAGCCACAGAGCTCACAGATGCGCTGCACAGACGGCCACGCCTGACCCATGCTGTCGTTCATATGGTCCGCCACGCACAGCAGGACCAGCTTCTCTAACGGGTCGCCGGTCTCATACTCCCACGCCCATGCCAATGCTTTAATGCTCATTCAAACCTCCCTGAACATATCAATATCAAAATACGCCATCAGACCCACATCCTGACTGTCACTGCGGTCTGTACGGCCCCCAAACCCAACCTGAAACGGCGAATCAAAACTTATATAGCCCAAAGCGTCAGCCCATTGCACGAACAAAAACGCAGGGCAGTTGCAAGCCTCCGATAACTGGCGCGCAGCCATCACCTTTTGTACGCTAACCATATAAGACGGATAGGCCCGCATCTTGTTGGTCCTGCATTTTACCTCAACAAGGGCCACAATGACATTGCTGCGGTCTACCACGGCAAAGTCCAGCCGGTTTTCCATCTTCAGCTTGTAAGCCTTCTGCCCCGGCTTCAGCAGCTTGTCTATGACCTGCCGCTCTCGGCTCCTGTCCTGCTCATTCTCATAAATGGGCCGAATCATAATCCTACCTATGTGCTGTCCTGCTCCTGACACCCAACCTGCGATATAATCGCCAAAGTCCCCCCGTTGAGCTTCATGAAATCACGCTGCACCTGCACCCGTTTGGGCTCTGTCAGAAACATACAGGCAGCGCGTGTCTTGTGTAAATCCGGCGATTCGATCAGGTAACAGACCGAACCGCCCTCTACATTGAACTGCGTAACAACGCACACAGCAATCAGTGCTTTGAACATTATATCTTACCTCCTAGCAGGTCCAAAAAATCACCGAGGTCCACCACGGCGAGAGGCTTTTTGCGGTCAGCCCCCACAACCAAAATATCGGCACCTTCAATATGCTGATATAAAAACTTAAATCCGTCAGCACGTTTCTTTGCCTCCACTTCCCACGTCTCCCGGCCTCGCTTGATGATAACATCATTTTTGAAGCCCTCAGCGGACCCCGACAGGGGCACCCGGTAGGCTTCCAAATCCCGCAGCCGGGCCAGTTCAACAATCTCCCGCTCAAAGCGAGAACCCTTTTCTTTCTGCCGATTCGCCATCAAATCCAATCCAGTTCTGTTGCGCCCTTGAAGTCCTTAATCCATACAGCCCACATGAAGGCCATCTTGCCCGAGCCATACCACGCCTCATCATGGTCGCCACGGATCATCGTCTGCCGCTTGCTGAAAACATACAACCGTGCCGGGGGGTTATGTGCGTAGAGCTCATTAAACCGCTTCACACCCTCCAAAAAAGCAAGGCGCAGTAGCCAGCAATGCTTCTGCGCCCCGAGGTCTATGGCCTTCTGGATGAACTCCTGAGCCAGTTTGTATGGCGGGTTGGTGACTATATTCGGAGCCAGCAACTCCGTTTCCATCAGGAAGTCTATCCCGGTGCTGCCATAGCCCCGGTCAACAAGGTCTGTGGATACCACCTTGTGCCCGTACCCTTGCAGCATCTCGCTCATGGCACCGTCACCACAGGCAGGCTCCCACACCGGGCCCAGAAAGTCTTCCCGGTCAAAGAACGGCAGCATAGAACTGTCCGGGGTAGGGTAGAAATCGTCCTTTTCTCTATTGGTCAAGGCTACTCCCCTTTACTGGTTCATGCGGCTCAGGCTTTTTTGCCTTGCCGGTTAGGTTTTCCTTGATAGGCGCATCCACAAAACCATCAGCAATCTGCCGGTCCCATTCCTCTTGCGCCTTCCTGTTTTTGCGGACTGTGTCTTCCCAATTATCCCGGTTCATTTTGTGCGCCTCCGCTGCATAGCCAGCTTCACAGACGAACTCTGGAACAAAACCTTCTGTGAGGTGAAGTGTGGCCTGCCCCCAGCATTTTGCCGCAGCGGGCCAATGTTCATGAGCTCATCCCTGCGGTGGGCAAGGTACTGCTTAAACTCCTCAACGGTCATGTCCGCCGCGCCCTTCATTTGTCAAACGCCTCGCACCAATCACGCAGCCCAACCTTACCGCCAGACATTCTGTAGATGTCCATCATATGAGAGCCGGACGGTGGCCGCTTGTTATATATCCAGTTGTGGACTGTGGGCTGGGTCACCCCCATATCCCTTGCAAGGTCAGCCTGCCGCAAACCCTTATGCACCAACCATTCTGCCAATCTCATGTATTACTCCCATCTAAGTGTTGACTTCATTTGATATAGCCATTAGTAAAGTATAAGAGGAAAATTGTAAACAACAGATTTAGTCAGGGTTTATGAAGTTACAAAAGCTCACACATTTTAGCCCCTCGCAGTTGTTGCTGCCGGACAGTAATTGGCTGTTCAAATATGGTGTTCTGGACAAGGAAAAACGCAACAGCATGAAGGTGGGGTGGAACGCGGCATTTGGCACCGCGTGTCATGGCGGCATACAGGCCATGCTCACAATCGGTGCTGATTTAGATGAGGCCATAGACAGTGCTTATCTGTCCTATGACTTCCACGAACCGGCGGAGGGGGAACCCGAGGAGAAGCAGGCGGCTTACCGTGATGACATTGCGGCTTGCATTGAGAACGGTGTTGACCTTCTGTCCGGCCTGTTCGGGGGCGCAACGGAGGAGCAGAGTGTCGAGGTATCGCTGCCGGGTGTAGACCTGCCCGTGTTAGGATTCATAGACCTCTGCACCTCTACCGCCTTTTGCGAGATTAAGACAAAAGCCCGGCGTCTCGGGGCTGTTAAGAAAGACGGCACCCGTGGCATGACAAAGGGCTCACTGCCAAAAGAGCCGGAGTATGCTCACCTCTGTCAGGTGGCCATCTATGCTGAGGCAACCGGGCTCACCCCACACATTGCATATGTAGCAGCGCATGACGCTGTGCTGTTTAGCCCGGAGAACTGTGAGCAGTTACAGCCGGAGCGGTTGCAGTATTATTTGGCGCGCATGAGGGCAACGGCTATCCGCCGGGAGGCATTACTGCGAATCAGTGATGATGCAAGAGTGCTGGCCGGTCTGATTGACCCACAGTTTGAACACCCATTTTATTGGAACCACGAATTTGCAGAGGAGGCAAAAGAACTATGGAAGGTATGAACATCTGGCGCACCATGTCGCAGATTGACACACGGAAGCTGGTCGAGAAAAAGAACGGCTTCACCTATCTGTCATGGGCACACGCCCTGCGGCTGCTGAAGGACCATGTGCCGGACGCTATGGTCACCAAACATCTGTACCAGCAGCCAGACGGTACGCTGCTGCCTTACATGAAGGATGAGCAGGGGTATGCCTATGTGCAGGTAACTGTGACGCTGGGCAAGGACGTTGCCGGGGGCACGGAGATCATGCCGGTTCTGAACCATGCCAACAGACCAGTTCAAAACCCGAACAGCTTTGAGGTCAACGCCTCGCTGCAACGCTGCATGGCAAAGGCTATCAGCTTTGCTACCGGGCTGGGGTTACATTTATACAGCGGCGAAGATTTGCCGCAGAGCTTTGCCGGACCAGACAACTCTGGGGTAAAGGCAAATGAGGGTGCCGTGTCGCACAATAATGTAGTTAGTGACAACCATAATACCGTACAAGATGCGGCCCCCTCTGGTGATTTAAGGAAGCTGTCCCTCGCTGAGGAGGTGGCAAGGTGCCCGGATATGGAAGCCCTGAAGGCGTTATATGCACGGGTTGAAAGGGGTCTGTCATCTACTGACAGGCAGTTGTTTAGTAATCGCAAAAAGGAGTTTGTTTGATGTCAGATTACGATAACGAAATGCGGGGCGTGTTGTTCCCAAATGATAAGGGTGACAACCCGAACCGTCCTGACCACCGGGGCGAGGTAACCATTGGCGGAACGAAGTACAGCCTGTCTGTCTGGGCAAAGACCAGTAAGGCCGGTAAGGACTTCATGTCCATCTCTGTGCAGCCGTGGCAAGACCGCCCGGCGCAGAACAATTCTGCTCAGCAGGCACAGCAGCCGTTAGACGATTCGATACCGTTCTAGCATGGCGTGGTACGACAAGAAAAAGTCGAAAACATCAACATCAGCGCAGGCTGTCGATAAGCTCGACACCTGCT